TTGTCGGCTGCTTCGGAGCGTATGAACGCTTCGTATGGTGGTACGCACAATGCGTTCCGCAACTTGTTCTTGTCGAATGTGACTGACGTGCGGAATGTTTCTACCGACTTTAGTGCTATCGGGTTCGATGGGTTGCATGGCAGTATTGAGGTTGCGGTGGCGATGCGGTCCCGTATTCCTGCTGCGATTTTGGGGACACGCGATTCGTTGTCTGGGTCGTCTTTGAATGCCGGTAACTTTTCGTCTGCTCGTCGTCTGTTGGCTGATGGCTGGTTGACTCCGCACGCTTGGTCGTTGTGTGATGCGTTGTCGGTGTTGGCTCCGCCGCGTGCTGGTGGCGACATTGTGTTGTCGCCGGATTTGTCGAACGTCCAGTTCTTGCAGGAAGATGCGTTGGACCAGGCAGCTATTTTGCAGTCGCAGATGGCAACTATTCGGTCTGCTGTGGACTCTGGGTTCGATCCCGAGGATACGGTTGCGCGTGTTGTGGCTGGTGACCTTTCGGGTCTGATTCATACTGGTCGGGCGTCGGTGCAGTTGCAGCCTATGGACGCCAATGATGATGGCGTTGCTGATAGTGATGATGATGTAAACGATTCTGATGACGATACACTTGATGGTGAGGAAGATGATGTTTAAGGCTCCGAAATATGCTGAACGGTCTGTGTCTTTTGAGACACGCGATTTTGGCGACGACGGGTTCACTCTTGAGGGGTATGGGGCTGTCTTTAATCAGGCGACCCGTATCGATTCACATGAGGGCCGTTTTGATGAAGTGATTGATCGTGGTGCGTTCAATAAGACTTTGTCGGAGCGTACTCCGGTGTTGCAGTTCGATCATGGTCGTGATCCTGCTACCGGGTCGGTGCCGATCGGGTCGATTGAGGATATCCGTTCGGACGATCATGGTTTGTTTGTGCGTGCCCGTCTGCATGATAATGCTCGGGTGGAGCCGATTCGTCAGGCTATTGCTTCTGGTGCTGTGGATGGTATGTCGTTCCGGTTCCAGGTGATGCGTGACGATTGGGACGAGTCGCGTGATACTCCTATGCGTACNTTGCGTGAGGTGTCGTTACTTGAGGTCGGTCCTGTTGTTTTTCCTGCTTATGCGGGTGCGAGTGTGGGTGTGCGTAGCATTTTGGCTACGTTGCCTGAGGATGAGCGTGCAGCGCTTATCGAAGAGATCCGTCAGGCAATCCTGCTTGACGTAGTTGATGTTGACGCCGCCGTTCTTGGCACCTCAACTGATGACACTGACGCCGACGATCCTGTCACCTCAGTGAGCCAGCGTGGGGAGCGATCAGCGTTCCTCCGTAAACTTTCACTGGAAAGGTGAATTGAAGAATATGTCTATTGAACAGCGCAGCGAACTTGCTGCTGAACTTGTTTACGTCGAAGCAGCGCTCGTTGCTGTCGACGCCCGTAGTGCTGCCGACGGTAGCCTGACCGACGAGGACCAGGCTCTCTGGAACGAAGGCGAAGCTTTCGTTGTTGAGGGTCGTGCCCGTCTCGCCAAGCTGGAGGCCCGTGAGGCGCTTCTGGGTGCTAAGACTGCTCCGGTTGCTGCTCCTGCGTTCATTCGTGAGGCTGCTAAGTCGGAAGATGTTGATACTCGTTCGGCTTCGGCTGGCGAGATCCGTGAAGCGGCGATGCGTGCGATCGAGAAGGCTGACGACAGCTACCTCGGTTCGATTGGTGACGCCCGTGCGGATGCTCTGGAGGCTGCTATCAGCGCCGGTAAGACCCGTAGCTACGACGGTGAGAAGGTTGCCCGTGCGCTCGTTGCACAGTCGAAGCCTGCTTACGAGTCGGCTTTCGTGAAGGGCCTTTCGGGTCGTTCGGACGAGTGGAGCCACGAAGAGCGTCAAGCTGTTTCCGAGGCCCGTGCCCAGAACATCGGTACGGACTCTGCTGGTGGTTTCGGTGTTCCGATCATCATTGATCCGACCATTCTTATCACTAACGGTCAGACCNNCAATCCGCTGATTAACGCTGCTCGCGTTGAGGCGATTACCAATGACGAGTGGAAGGGTGTTTCGGCGGCTCAGGCTGCATGGAGCATGGATGCTGAGGCTGCTCAGGTTTCGGACGACAGTGTCACTCTGGCACAGCCGACCATTAAGACTGAGAAGCCGCAGGCTTTCATTCCTTACTCGATTGAGGTTGGAATGGATTATCCTGGTTTCGCGAGTGAGATGGGCCGTGTGCTTGCACAGGGTTACACTTACCTCGTTGCGAACCAGCTTGCTGTGGGTGACGGTTCGACGCCGAACACGACTGGTATCTTCACGGGTGCCACGACCACGATTGACGTTGCGACTGACAACACGTTTGTCGCTGCTGACATTGATGCTGTGTATGCTGGTACGCCGGAAGATTTCCGTGCGGCTGGTCAGTGGATCATGAACGTGGATGTCGAGAACGAGATCCGTGCGTTTGGTTCCGGTACGGCCACTAGCCGTTTCACCGTCGATCAGACCCGTGATGGTATCACGCTCCTGAATGGCAAGCCTGTCATCCTGACCGATCATGCTCCGGCGTGGTCGGCTACTGACGGTCAGGACATTCTGGTGTTTGGTGACACTCAGAACTTCGTTCTGGCGCAGCGTCTCGGTATGACGCTGGACACGATTCCTCACCTGATGGGCGCTAATCAGCGTCCGACCGGACAGCGTGGCCTTTACGGTTACGCCCGCTTCGGTTCAGGCGTGGTCGTTGCCAACGCTTTCCGTAAGCTCAAGAACATCACGACCTGATTCGTTGGGTTGGTTGCCTGGCAGGGGGGTTTCGGCTCCCCTGCCGGGTTTCGGTTTTTCCATCACTGTGTTAAAGGGGTTGTTATGTTGGTGTTTGTTAAGGAGTCGGGTTCGACTTTTCTTGATGGTGTGAAGGTTCGGCTTGCCGTGGATGAGGCTTGGGATTCTTCTGATCCTGTTGTGAAGGCTCGTCCCGATTTGTTTGCTGATGCGCCGACTGTTGTGCGGTCGTCGGTTGAGAGGGCTGCTTCGCCTGTTGAGGCTGCTACGGCGGTTCCTGGTGAGAAGCGTTCGGTTGCGAAGAAGTCGGCTGCGAAGAAGGCTTGAGTCGTTTGTTTGATGTTGGAGGTTCGTCGTGTTGATTGATGTTGCCGGGTCGCGTCACTTGGTGGGCGTGGACGCTAGTTTGGTGTTCTCTGGTGCGGATCAGGACGGCGAGCCTTTCGACGTTGGTACGGTCACTGTGGCGGTGTCTGACGGGTACGGGACGGCTGTGTCTGCCGGTGCCGTGGTCGAGTCGGGTGACGCTAACGAGGTTCGTACTGCTGTTGTGGATGGTGCCAATAATCTGTCGGTGACCCAGTTAGTGGCTGTGTGGACCGGCCCTGACGGGGTGTTGGGTACGACCAGACATGATGTTGTTGGCGGCTATTACTGTACGGTCGCTGAGATGCGTGCAGATACGGTTTTGGGGTCGGTGTCGAAGCATCCTGCTGCTGCATTGATCTCGGATCGTACCGAGGTTGAGTCGATGTTGGATGATGCTTGTCGTCGTGCGTTCGTGCCTCGTTTCGCTACCGAAATCCTGTCGGGTACTGGCAGGGCGTTGTTGCAGTTGGCTAATGGCGATTTGCGTGATGTGGTGTGGGCGCAGTATTGGACTGGGGCTGCGTGGCAGGATATGGCTGTGACGGTCACTGATGTGCCTGCGGACCCGTTTGGGCGTGCCGTGTTGCGTGCCGGTGCGTACTGGCCGTGCGGTGAGAATAACATTCGTGTCGGTTACAGGTATGGGTGGGATGCGCCCCCGGCCGATTTGCGTCGCGCTGTCGTGAAGGCTGTTGAGGCTCGTCGTACTGGTGATAACTCTGGTATTCCGTCGCGTGCCATTTCGGTGCAGGGCACCGAGTTGGGTAACGTTGTTTTGGCTACTGCCGGTTTGGGTAAGTGGATTACGGCTATCCCCGAGGTCGATGAGGTTATTAACAGGTATCGTCGTCGCGATTTGGGTGTGGGTATCTGATGGCCGGGAATGTGCGGTTGTTGCGTGGCCCAACTATTTTGTTGGAGATTGATGCTTTGCTTCGTGGGTTGTCGTTTCCTGCGTCGGTGAATACTGGCGATTTGCCGTCTGTCTATTTTTTGGATGCCGACGAGGAACGGACTGCGGAGCGGATCGAGTTGTCGGGTCAGTTGGCTGACGGTGCTGTGGAGTGGAATTCGACTGGTGCGCTGGTTGAGGAAACGGTGTCTGTTGAGATCCTGATTTATGCTGGTGATGCCGGTCAGACGGGCGCTGAGGCTGTGGCTCGGGCTGTCGAGTTGTGTGAGGTTGTGCAGGCCGGGTTCCGTGACCAGACGACTGGGCGTCCGCAGGGTATCGATACTGCTGGGGTGATTGGTAACTATCGTGTCGCCGGTTATGACTTGGAGTCGTTTCCGGTTGTGGATGATGGTTGGGGTGTTAAGTATGTGTTATTTCTGCGGGTTACTGCCCGTGGATAGTGTGGTTGTTTCGCCGTTTGGCGGGTAGGATGGTTGCTATGGGTATTCTTGTAAAGTACACCGGCCGGAAGGCTATTCATTCGGCCGGGGTTGATGTTGGCCCTAACTTCATTCACATGGATCTTGACGGTGAAGCTGTCGAGTTGCCTGACGATTTGGCGGCCGGTTTGCTGCGGGATCAGCCCCAGGCGTTTAAAAAGATTGAACCGAAAAAGACGGTAGACAAAGCTGCTGCCGACGACTCCGAGAAGAAGGATAAGTAATCATGGCTATTGGCAGCGGTGTTCTGGCATCAATGGGATACGCGAAGGAGCCTACTGCGGGCACCCGTGAAGTCCCTGACCATTTCGTTGAGCATGTCTCAGAGAGCATGGTTTTCAACCAGACGAAAATTAAGTCCGAGGGCCTTGCTGCCGGTCGCCGCACCCTTAAGGGGTTCTCGAACGGTAACGGTTCAGCGACGGGTTCTGTCGAGATGGAACTGGTCCCCGAGGGCATCGGTGAGCTTCTGGAGCTTTGCATGGGTGGTCTTGTTACTGCCGGTGCAGGTCCGTACACTCACACCCTGACTCCTGGTGATCTTGCTACTGGTACGTTCCAGTTCGGTCGTCCTTCGACTGACGGCACTGTCAACGTGTTCGAGTACAAGGGTTGCATGGTTTCGTCGTGGGAGCTTTCCTGTGACGCGACTGGTGACGGTTCGATGATTACGTTCTCGGTTGACCTTGTCGGTCAGACTGAGGACACGGGTCAGACGTTGGCGACGGTGGCTTATCCGACGATCACGGCACGGTGGACTTCGGTTCAGGCTTCGCTGACGGTTGCTGGTACAGCGTACTGTGTTAACTCGTTTACTTTGTCGGGCGATAACGGTATCGACACCGATTTCAAGGCGTGTGCGGCGACTGCTGGGCAGCCTACGATCCGTGAGTCCGGTATGCGTGAGTACACTGGTTCGCTGACGGCGGATTTTGATGGCTTGACACAGTACAACCGTTATATCGGTACTGACGAGTCGGCTCTTGTTATCACGATTGATGATGGCACTAGCTCGCTGGTTATCACGACGAACGTGATGTACACTGGTTCAACCCCGACCGTTTCCGGTCCTGAGGTGTTGAAGCAGGAGTCGCCGTTTGAGTGTCTGTCGGCTACTTCGGATGCGGCTGCTATCACGATGGTGTTGACTAACGGCGACAGCGCAGCCTGACCGTGGCCGGTCTGAAAAGGCCGATCTCGCAGGCCGGTCCTGATGTCAAGAAAATCTCTAAGCAGCTTGAGTCTGCGTTAGGGAAGGGCGACAACCTGCGGGTTGTGCAGAAGGCTGCGGCCAAAGCCAAGCAGATCCATATGGCCGAGCTCGGTAAGGCCACGTCTACGTTCCGGTTGAAGAACGTTGGGAAGAACGGTGCCCGTTTGGGTGTCATGTATCGGTCCAGGCGTAAGGGTTACGCTATGGCTGAGGGGCTTGTGACTGCTACGGGTAAGGCGTTCCCTATCATCGAGAACGATACTGTCGCTCACACCATTATGGGCAAGTATTCGCAGCCAGTGACGGTGTTCGGTAAGTATGCAGGCTTTTACAATCGGGTGAATCACCCTGGTACTAAGGGTAAAAAGCCGTGGAAGAAGGGTTATACTAGAGCTAGGCCGCACATTAAAAAGGTTATGCGGCGCGAGACGTTCACTATTGTAAAGGACAACTATCAGTTATGAGTATGTTGGCACCACCTGACCAGTCAACGAGGGTCGATGCTGTCCGGCCGGGTTCGTGGTCGATCTCTTGGCGTGGACTGCATTTTAGTGAGGAAGATTTGACGGGGCAGCATTTGTCTGTCCTTTCTCTGATCGTCGGGTCGGACGATTTCTCGGCCTTGGACATTGATCCTCGCAACGGCCATCAACGGTTGATGATGATGATTGCTGCGTTTGTTGTCGTGCAGGCTGCTGCGTCGGCCACCGATGGCAGCGCTGAGGCAATGGGCGGGATTGTTGCTGGGGTGATGGAGGATGTCGCTTCAGCTCCAGTAGAGGAAATTTTGGGGTCCATCACTTTCGGGTGATGCTTTGTAGGGGGTTGATGTGGCTAGTCTGAGCGAGCGTTTGGCATATGTATTAACCTTCGACACTACATCNGGCGTNAAGTCTCTCAACAAGTTTGGCGACGCTGCCGATAAGGAGCTTTCTAAGGCTTCTAAGCAGTCTGAGGCGCTGACTGCCAATTTCGCTAAGTTTGGTGCTGCTGCTGTGGCGTTCGCTGGCGTTGCTGGCGTCGGGTTGGCTAAGTTGGCTATCGGGGCGTCCGAGGCTAGGCAAAACTTTCAGGCTTTGGAGCAGGTTGTCGGTGCGACTGCCGCTGTCGAAATCAAGGATTGGGCTGATGGCGCTGCACAGTCGATTGGTACGAGTTCCCGTAAGGCTGTTGAGGCTGCCACCTCGTTCGCCCAGTTAGGTAAGCTGGTCGGTTTGGGTGGCGAGGATTTGTCGGGTTTCTCGACCGATCTTGTCGGGTTGGCGGCCGACTTCGCTGCGTTCAAGAACGTCAACCCTGAGCAGGCTTTGCNGGACATCCGGTCTGGTTTCTCTGGTTCTGTTGAGGTGATGCGTAAGTACGGTATTTTCTTGACCGAAGGCATCTTGAAGAACCGTCTGTTTGAGATGACCGGCAAGAGGGTCACGGGTACGTTGTCGGCGCAGGATCGCATTTTGGCGACGAACGCCGAGTTGTACTCTCAGGGTGCCGACATGATCGGGCAGTTTGAGCGGGAGCAGTCCTCACTGGTCGGGCAGACATCTATTTTGAAGGCCGAGTTGACGAACCTCGGGGACAGCGTCGGTGCCGGTGTGTTGCCGGTTATGCGTAGCGCTGTGACTGGTTTGGGTGCGTTGGCTGAGGCTGCGGGGAACGTCAATCCTGCTATCGCTCAGGCGACCGGGTTCTTGGCTGCTTCTGCTACGGCGCTGGTTGGTGCTAGTGGCGGTGCGTTGTTGGCTGCTTCGGGGCTTAGGCGGGCGGCTGATGCCTACAGGGCGTTGGGTACTGTGGCGAAGTCTGCGACCATCGCTACCGGTCTGGTTAGTGCTGCGTTGGTGGCGGCGGCTTACGCCTACGATTTGGCTGGGCGTGCGAAGCGAGAGCAGACGGCAGCCACGAACGCATATGTCGATGCGTTGAAGGCCGAGAAGGCTGGTATCGAGGGCGCTAACGAGGCCCGCCTGATCGAGTTGCTGACGACGACTGAACTGGCGGGGGCTACTGACGATTTGGGTCTGTCGGTGGCCGACCTAGTGGACTACATCAACGGTGACAGTGTCCCTGCTTTGGATGCTCTGTCTGAGTCCGCTGGCGAGGTGGATGGGGCGTTGCGGCTCGGTGGGGTCACTATCGCTACCGGTGGTCTCTGGGACATGGTGACGGGGACCGACGCTGCGGAGGAAGCCAAGAAAAACCTGATCGCCACACTGGATAAGGAGCGTATCGCAGCGAGGCTCGGTAGCGAGCAGATCGAAGATATGGCTGCCGCCGAGAGGGATTTGGCTGCCAGTGAGGTGAACTGGGCGCGTTCCGTTGACTTCACGGTTTACGAGTTGGACGAGCAGACGGGCGCTTTGAAGGCTACCGGGTCCGAGGTGCGCGAGGTCGATGGTGCCATCAAGGACTTGACGCCGACTATTGAGCATTTGGATCGCAACGTCAAGGGGTTGACGCAGTCTTACGATGACAATGTGACGGCGCTGCGTGATGCTCGTCGTGCCACGCGTGACGCAGCGAGTGGTGCGTGGGATGCGGCGGACGCCCAGGACGCGTTCGAGGATTCGTTGGAGAACATTGATGAAGTTCTGAAGGATGTTGAGTCGTCTGAGCGTGATGTTGCTAAGGCGTATCGTGATGGTGCTCGGGCTACGGATGACATGGTTGTCGCCCAGTTGGAGGCTGAGGGTGTCTTGTTGGACACTGAGCGGGGACAGCGGGCGTGGAACGACGCAATGGTGGACAGTGCGGTATTCATGGGCGGGCCTTTAGGCGCTGAGATTTTGGCGCATATCGGGAGAGTCAACGACATCCCGGAGGAAAAGATCACGCAGATTCAGGCGGCGTTGGATAGAGGTCAGGTTGATACTGCTCGCCGGTTGATCGAGGCGGAGTTGTCGAAGGCTGAGGCGAGCGTTGGTGTTACGCCGACCGGGCTGGAGGCTGCCCGTGCCCGTATCGAAGCTATCTTGGGTCGCTCTATCACTATCCGCACCGAAACTGGGGGTTACACCCCGCAGGTCGGTGGGAGCAGAGAGCCGAATGTCCCACCGAACACGTTGCATGACGGTGGGCCGGTCACGGCGAATATGGCGGGTGCTGGCGGCCCAGGGTTGCGTTACGACGAGGTGCCTGCCGTGTTACAGACCGGCGAGTATGTGATGTCGCGTGAAGATGTCCAGAGCGCTTCGCAGGGTGGTGCCGGTGGTGTGACTGTCCAGTTGGTNGGCGATATTTACGGTGTCCCCTCGGANGAGTTTGTTGCCGAGTTGGCAGGTAAGTTGAACAAGTATGCAGCGGGGATGGCGTAATGTTTAAGATCGGTGTTGTCGAGTTCGATTACGGCCACGATTCGGGTGGCGCTACTTACGGTACTCAGACGGTGTATCGGGTCGAGATTGACCCTGGGTCGCTGGCTGAGGCGAACGCTATGCGCTATCAGCTTTTGGGGCAGAAGGACAAGATTGTTGCTGTCGTTTGGGATGATGACCCGATGGTGGACGGCTTGTATATTCAGCGGGATTGTTCTGTTAGTCCTATTGCTAACTATCTGGCGCACGGCCGGATGTCGGCTAATGTCGTGTTGGAACGTGCCCCGAACGTTATCGAGGCTTCGTATACGTTGACTGATCGTACTGGCGGGTTCACGCCTACGTCGATGACGGCGTTCGGGGTGCATGGTTACGGTGTGAACTCTGTCGGTGGTCTGACTGACATTTCGGGTTTGGATTTCACTATGAGTTCGACCAGGAAGATTGCTGGCGAGGACGACAGTGTGGCCCGTGTCGTCTCTGGTAGTTCCTCGTTTGTGGACGGCACTTCGACCGTGGTCCGTCAAGGGTGCGACCCGAAGGAGTACAATGTCGGTCGGTGCCGCATTGAGGTAAACGGCGGTGACGAGGCTGGCTGGTGGACGTTGACCGGCACGACTGTCCCCGAGGGGCATGATGTGCGTGTGTCGAACGGTATTATCCGCATCCAGGTGGTGTACGGCGAACGGTATGTGTTGAGTGAGCAGTGGGACATTGTTGACGGCGGCTGGGTGCAGTGTGCCCGGTATCTGTTCGAGTTCGGTGGTAACACCACGGGCGAATTCAATCGCAGGTTCGAGGTTCGGCGCAACGATCATGCTTCGGTCGAGATTTCTTGTGCGATGCCGTATAGCGTCAAGCTGCCTTTTTTCGTTGATTTGAAACTGGTTCGTGGCGTGGCTGCTGGGTGGGCGACTTCGTCCCTCGGCCGGTTCGGTGCTGCTGCGACCAGCAAGGTGACGATGCAGGAGTATGACGGGTCTAATATGGCGACTTCTCTGGCGGCGTTAAACGGGGGTTTGAAGCGGTCTGCGGCTATTGGCAACGAGACACCGCATCTTCACGCCGAGAACACTGGGGTCACTTTGTCTACGACGACTGATGATTCTTCAAAGACTTCGTCCTCTTTTCATTTGGTGGGGATCGGGCAGGACGTTGACGCCTATAAGGCCGAGGTCCAGGTGTCGGACAGGTTGGTGTACTGATGGCTATCACCCAAGTTTTGCAGGGCTGCGGTGCCTGGAACATTCAGTGGAAGAACAGGTTGCCTGCGTCGGTGCGTGGCGGTATCGGTGACGGCGCACACCTCGTCGTGTTTGAGTCTCCTGTCCCTGACATTTCGGATGTGTTGGAGGATGCACGCCCGTATGCTTTGTATGAGGGTGTCATGACTTCTCTCGGGTCTTGGGGCTGTTCTGGTTTTGAGATGTCGTGGTCGTTGCAGCAGCCTGGCGGTCCTGGCCCGTCGAGCGTCTTTGGTGGGTCGTCCTCGTTTTACCAGGAGTATTGCGAAGATGTTTTGGATGGTATCAACGGACTCGATTTTGATACGAATGGTTTGGCGGGCTTCAACGGCCTGTTCAGTGGCATTTATGGTCCTGCTGCCGGTCCTGGCTACGTTGCACCTGAGCCTTTGGCTGTCAGGTCGCGTGCCGATTCTTTGGCTGCGTCGGCTACCGAGTATCGTCGCAGGTTCGGTTCGGGCGAGTTGGTGTCGTGGCGAATGTATCCTGGTTTCAGGATGCGTTCCGATTATACGACGAACCTGTTTACGAACTATGCTGTCGTCATTAGTGACATCGATACGCAGGGGTATGGTGCTGATGGCTTGTTGAATGTGCCTGCGGAGCTTGATGTGCGGCGGGACATTTCTAACATTGTGACTGAGGTTATTGCGTATGGTGACCGTAACGCTTCGACTGGTGTGACGCCGGAGGAAACCGCTACGAACCTGGCACCGTTTAAAACTCATGACGGCGGGACGTTCGAGTCGCGTGTGTTGATTGATGGTGGTGGCGTCCAGTCAACTTTGGAAGAAATAGCGATCAGGAAGGCTAACGAGGGTGCGTCGCCGGTGGTGACTGTGGACGCCAAGTTGACTCGCGACCCGTGGTTGAAGGAAGTGTCGCCAGGCGATTTGGTGTATGTCTGGTCGGCAGACGAACCAGATTTGTTTGCTTCGGGCAACGAGATCAACCATTTTGGTGCGATCCGTCCGAAACTGTTTTATGTGCAGCAGATGACCCGTAACATTACGTCTGGGATGTCTGTCTGGTTGCGTAACCCGACTTCTGGTGGCGTAACAAAGTGGACTGAGGTCACTGATTATGTGACGTTTTCTTCTAGCCCTGCGTCTGTGACGTTGACCGACTATTTCATTGCCCCGTATCAGGCGTCATCGACCGGCAGTTTCCGTCGTTTGGGCGACGAGTTGAAGGTGGCGCAACGGTTGAGTAGGTCGGTGAACTGATGGCTTCTTCTGTGCGTTTTGTGGCGGGCGTCGCCAGTGTTGTCGGGGTTCCCCTTGCCGGTTCCCGTGTTGAGATGGTCGTCCGGTTGTTGCCTGCCGGGTTGAATGGTGTGTTGGATCAGGCTGGCCTGTTTGTGTTGGACCAGTTGGGTGCTGTGGTGTTTCAGGAGGCAGAGATTTATACTGTTTCCGGTGCTGTCGCTACGGTGAGGCAGAGTTTGGAGCGTCGATCTCCGACTGGGCCACCGTTGGAGCTGGATGACGCTATACTGGGTCTATTGGGACAGAACGCTTTAGGGGCTTAGGGGGTTATTGATGGCTGGTGCAGGCTATAAATTGTTTGGTGCGGGCGACATTTTGACTGCTGGGCAGGTCAACACATTTTTGAACGAGCAGTCTGTCATGGTGTTCGCTACAACTGCGGCCAGGGACGCTGCTTTGACTGGTGTGTTGGCTGAGGGCATGACGTGCTATGTGAAAGATATAACTGGTAACGGGACTGCCGGGACTTGCGTGTATGACGGGGCGGTGTGGAAGATCACTTGGTCAGAGTGGGAGACCTTTGCAACTGCGTGGGACAACGTGACCGTTGGCAACGGCACCAGCCTCAGTGGGAGGTTCTGCTATGCACCAGGTGGAATGCTGGTGCATATCCGCTTTATTCACAACACCACAACCTCCGTGACTGGCCCTGTTTCCTTTGACGTTCCTAACGGTGAGACAACAGCCAGCAGCGGTCCATACAGCGTTGGCAATGGGTACTTTACTTCTGGAGGGTCTCCAAGTGACTCTCTCATAGTGCCGCTGTGTGGTAACTCTGAAACGTCCGTACCCTTGTATAGCTCAAGCCTCTCTCAGTTCAATACCGCCTCGCCTGTGACATGGGCGACTGGGAATAGCTGGGTATTCACCGTGCACCTTGCGCTGGACTGACAGTTCATTGTGATGATTAAGCGTGCTGGACAGATTAAGAGAGGTTTCTGATGGCTGTAAAGATTTATATGACGTCCGCTGATGCGGAACGTACCGTGGCGTTCGACTTGCTGCTGGATAATGTCGGTCAGGACTTGACATCAGCGACGGTCGAGTGCCATATGCGTGACACTCGGACGGGGGCTGTGACGACTGTCACTGACGTTACGGCCGATGTCGATCAGGTCACTTACCCTGGTCGCTGTGTCACAGAGTTCTCTGCCGCTAATCTGGTAGTAGGTACTTACACGTTGGAGTGGGAATCGACCATTTCAGGCAATATCACTACTTTTCCTGGTGACGGCGATGAGCGGCCGTTGCTGATCGTGCGAGCGGAGGCTGCGTAA